CGAAGATTGACTGATTATATGCCTCTTCTGCCAGCTGGATATAATGAGCCGTTGTAATCGCCTGCTCCTGTTTATAGACCTGCTGCATGACAAGATCTATCTGCGTTTGCAGCTCTTGTAACCTCTGTATGCGTGCCTGGTATGCCGGAGCTTCCAATTCTGCAAGCAGATCTGCAATCTCTTGCTTTTGGCTGCTACTCTGCAACCTCTGACGCAGTTCTTCGATAGAAGTGCGATCCCTCAATGTATTCAAAAGCTGTAATGCTTCTTTTTCCGTCAGATGGTGTTTCTCCACATACTTCTTGAAGATATCCTGCATTTCCCTGCTCAGGTACAAGGATGCTTTGGCATAGACTTTGGCTACCTGGTCAGCCGTTTCTTCTGCACTCTGCATATGTTCCCACATCCGCTGTGCTGTCCTTGCCTGCCAGTACTTCTCATTCTTTGTCATTTCCGTTTTCTACATCCTTTTGACCATCCGTATCATCTTCGGGAGAAAATGGCGTATTGGGCTGATTTCCGAACATTTCCTGCTGCCGTTTGACCGCTTCCTGTTCTTCCTCTTCGACTGCTTCCAACTCACTTTCTACATCATCCACGAATGGCACCTGTGAAAGCAGTGTTTTGCGGCTGACTTTTCCCCACAGGTTAGAAACAATCTGTGAGATTTCCAGCAGATTTTTCGGCATCGCACGCGTGAATACCGGTACAATTCCAGCTGTATCAATGTGGGTCCCTGAACGTGTATTCAGGAAGTTTGCGAAGATCCGCAGCCTCTTTCTAAGTCCCTTCTTGTAATACCGGGTTTTGATTTTTGTGATATTTTCCATACCAAGCAGTTTAAATTCCATCGCCACACCACTTACATTGCCGCCAAAGCTTTCATCTGTCATGCACGGAATGTGGGAAAATTTGTGGATGTCCTGCTCGATTGCCCTTTTCAGGATTTCTACGCCATTTTCATCGAACGTGCGTGTGAGATATTCTGCTCTCGCATCCGAAGGAAGTTCCAGAAGCTTTTCCTTTCGCAAGTGCTGCATGGCTTTCTCTCCAATACTCTGGTCTCCATCCTGGTCCATTTCCTCATCGGAAAGTAACGTGCCGTACAATGCAAGGATTGCGTCCACGAACTGCTCCTTGTCGGTCACACGGTCGCTCATCAGCACATTGTAAGCATCAATCAGCGGGATCTGTAACTCATAGTCACCCAACGCCAGCTTATTGTTCTGGTATTCGATCAGCGGCAATTCTCCCTTGAAATGTGCCTCTGGCTGCTCGATCAGAGCCTGTGGTTCTTGGATGTCCTGAATGTCCAGCACGTACTTGTAATTCTGTGTCAGTACAGTTGCAACATATGTAATGTTCGTGCGGTCTGTGGAGTCAATTCTGGCATAATAATAGACACCAAAAAGCTCGTTCTGCTCTATGGTGTCATCGTATACCAGGAATGTATTCTCAGGCGGCAGATTCTTGATCGTCAGTTCTGTTTCGCCCTGCTTGGTGTATATGTACTCGTACGCCCTGCCATATATAGACAGGTCAAGGCCGTTGTCACCGTCCACTTCATCCGCCCCGGCGTGTTCCAGGGCATCTGTAAGTGCTGCGATATCATTCGGGTTTTTGTAACTGACCGGATTGCCGATGAAATAGCTGCTGGCTGTATCTGCGATATCTTTCGCATGATTGCATACCAGCCTGTTTTCCCGGTCTTCGTCCAGAATCTTATGCTTTCCTTCATAATAATTTTTCAGGCTTTTCAGACGATCATAGCCCCTTCTATGTTTCATGATCAGATGCCTGATTGCCTGCTTGTCCGGATTTGTTTCATCCCACTTATCCGCAGGTATTGTAAAAACATGCATATTTTCTCACCGTCCTCTCTTAATGGAATCCCGCTTTTCGCTTACTCCGGATGATTGCTGTTTGATTATTCAAAATTGTGTATACAAAATAGCGTAATGCATCCATTGCGTGATCATGTTCTTTTACCGGTCTGTCTTCTCCATGTGCTGCTGCCGCTTCATCCCAGATATACGAGCCAAATTCCTGAATGGTATTTACACAGGAATCTGCAAATATGATTGCTTCCTGGTTCAGCTTCGTTCCTACAACACGAATGCCATCTTCTACGTTGTTCTTCGCTTTGACCACTTTGTATCCTCGTTTTCTCAGCTCTGCAATGAATGATGCTGCAGATGGATCCACGATAATTCCCTTGATTTTCGTTTCTTCCAACCAGCTTTCCAGATCGTCTGCATACTCACTGTCTGTTTTCTGCTTCCCCTCTGTTCTGCCGGAATAATAATATTCCCGGATGCAGTACCAGACACCGTCTGTACCCTTGTTCCACAGCAGAAATACCGTTGCATTCTGCGTACCGTAGTCGCACGATACATAGCGGCCTGACGGCAGCAGGCGGTCACAGAACGATAGAATGTTTTTGATATGTTTCGTCTTGTCGAACATATCATAGATGATACCCTCAGCCATGCACCACAATCCAAGAATATACCGCTGATAGAATACGCCGGAATACATTCCCCGGTATCTGATTTTCACTTTTTCTGACAAGCTTAAGTTATCATCCATCGTGAAATGCAGATAGATCAGGTTTTTCTTTTCTTTCTGGTCAATCCAGTTTTGCTTGAACCAGTGATACGGGCCATCCGGATTACAGTTGAACCAGAATTTTGAACCATCCACGGAACATCGTCCGGTCGCCTGGTTGACGAAGGACTCCGGCATTAGTGCAACCTCGTCAAAAAACACACCGGCCAGGGTAATTCCCTGGATAAGATCCTGTGATCGTTCGTCTTTTCCACCGAATATGTAGAAATAGTTCTCGACGTCACCTTTCGAGATGACAACAAGGTTATCTGCTCGGTGATCCGAAACACGATAACCTCTTGATTTCAACATTAATTTCAACCAGAACAAAACGTTTCGTCTGAAAGAACCGATTGTCTTACCGCACATGGCGAAGTTCTGCCCCTGAAAGCTGCTCATTGCCCACAGGACGAACGAAAGTGACATACTGACTGTTTTTCCCGAACGGATTGCTCCGTCCGCTATAATTCCGTCACAGTCCTTTACGGGCGATTCCTCTGTCCACCAGTTAAGAACCTGCCGCTGTTTCCTGGAAAACGGCTGGAAATGGAAATACTGCTTAGTTTTCTTCATCTGCCCAGTCCTCTGCGGCTGTTCCTTTCAGTGCCTCTAAGAATCCATCATCAGCGGCTTCTGTTTCGTCATCTGTCTGGGCTTTCGCCTTGATCAGATCCGTCTGAGCTTTCAGCTGCTCGATTCTCGCTTTCTGCTCTGCTTCATCCAGTTCTGTCCTCTGCCGTTCGTTCCAGCCCTTGAAATTGTTTCTCAGGCTGAACTGTGCACCATTTGCACCATCACGATCAAAAAGACGTTGCTCCGTGTATGCTTCCACCATGCTCTTCGCACGCGTTATCGTGTCAACGAACTCTTTCTTAGCCTGGTAGTTAAGCAATGCCATTCTGCTCGTAAAACCCAGTGCAAGAGCCAATCCTGTCACGGTAGGCGGCCTGCTGTTTATCGTTATCGGATGACCGAATTTGTCCATTACCGGTTCTCCGTTGCCATCTCTCAGTAATTCACCTTCACATTCTTTGAAATATGCGTCGATTTTTTCTTCAATTTCTTCCTTGCATTTATATTTTGGTGGCCGTCCGACCGCCTTCTTTGTAGCCATTATGCCACCTCCTTATTAATTCAATATTTCTTTCTCATCGCCCTGTCCATAAGGCGATTTTGTCTTGTTGATTTCTTTGCTGTTTCATTGTATTCCAATGAATTCAACGCTCTATCTGCCGCTTTTCTGTAATTTTCTTGTCTCTTTGTATCTTTTTTATACTCTGCATTTGAAACAGCTTTTGTTGTGGCTCCGTTGGATTCTACTCTTTGCCGGAACTCTTTTGCAGACATATTCAGAGGCGTTGGCTCTGGTGTTCCGCTGATTCCCCTCTGGTAGTAATTCTGACCATCCTTGCTCGTGAAATAATATCTGGTTGTTTCACCGTTATGCGTTACATCAAGCCCAGTTGTTTTCAGTCCGCTGCCAGAACCTCCGCCTAAATTGCTGTTGCTTCCACGTCCGCCCATATATCCTCCTTTTTTGTGCATAAAAAAGAGACCCATTTCTGAGTCTCTTTCAGCAAATATCCGGATTTCAACCGGAGCCTCCTCTATCAAGGCGTACTCACCCTATACGATCATTTGCCTCTTCTATTGTACCATTTGTCTGTTACACTTTCAACCATTCGTTTTTCTTTCGGTGTTAAATTTGCGGCACCTTTCGCCCCGTCATTTTCATTATGCAGATATCCGTGGTGCGTATGAGGTATCATGTTCTTATGTGGATGCATCAAGTCAATCTGCTTACTTCTTTTATTTTCTTCATCATAATACGTAATTGCAGATATGTTATCCCTGTTATCTATTGTCACGTATACTCTCCTATTTGTCATTGTTTCTATTGGAGTTTTTGACGACTTCGAATCATTATACCTGACAAATTTTATATTCCCAGATTCATGTAACGTCGTGTATTCCGTTCCATAGGCTTTTCCTTTAACGCTAACCCCACTAGAACTCCCTCTACCACCCATTACATTTTGCCTCCTTGAATTTCTCCTGAAACGTCCGAACATGTACGATATTTCCCATACATTCTTCTGGTACATTTCCGTAGAAAATAATAGTCTCCGGTTCCAACCGTCTGACCATCTCTTGATATCCCTGTATGAATAATTCTTTTGCTTTCTTGCTCTTCTGTGTTCCAACGCTGGATACGGCTACTGTTCCGTTTGTAGGTTCTCCATCGAAACACCATTCGTAAGAATCCGGTGTACTCCAGCTTATCGTTGGTATTACATCCACTCCATTTTCCTGTAAATATGCTCCGATCCAGTGTTTTCGGTAATGGTTGTAGATTTGAATGATTTTCGGAAAATCCGTATACATGGAGAAATCCGGTGTCATTACATACCGGAACTGCTGTAAGATTGGCAGGTATTTGTTTGGCTGGTTCCAGATGCGATTGAACTGGTAGTCATCCAGAAAGAAATGTACGCCTTTCCCCTCCTTGTCCTTACAGGTTCTGCAATAGTTGAATCCTATAAATTCACATTTCTCAAACTCTGTAGGTTCTAACAGTGGTGTTCCGTACTCACCAACGCCCTCGTAGATACGATGCTGCAAATTTTCGTAACTCTGCATATTTCTTGTCATTCGTCTCACCTGCCTTTCTTGACAATAAAAAAGCAACCCTAAGGCTGCTTTTTATCATACAATTTATTGTATAATCGACATTACACGATTGAATACATTATTCTTTATTTGTTTCTTATCTGCATCTGTTGCATTTAATGGTGTTCTCAGAAAAATCTGAACTCTACCACACTCATACTTTACCTTACTCACGTCAGGTATATTCTCTATTTGTTTCTTTTGTTCTTCTGTAAATTTCTCGCATTCCCACGTTATAGACTCCATATATTCACCTCCACAAAATCTTTTCTCCACTTTACAACATAGCAAAACCTTTTTCAAGTGGAAAAGACACCCAGCACTGCCAGATGTCTTCTTGCGGAAAATGTAGTATTCTTTTGAGAAAGGATTCTTATATGTCCCCATCAGGGAAATCGGAACAGAAGGACTCGAACCTTCGCCACCATCTCCTTTGAGACTGCTCTCGCCACCATCTCCTTTGAGACTGCTCTCGCCGCTGAGCTATGTTCCGATGCTGCCAGGCTGTTGAGACCCGGCAGCTGTTAAAATATACAATACAGAGGTAAATGTAACAACCATGTCAGCATCAGTTTTTCAACCAACCGATGATACCATTAAATCACGAAAGTACCCCCTCTTAGTTACCCACTTTTAAAAATTTTTATCTTTTTTGTGCCAGAAGAAAGAAAAAGTATCTTCTCGCCTCATAAAATTTTCTACGCCCCATCGGCACATCCATGTATTCATACGGCACACCAGACGTCACATTCTTCAGAATCCACGGATATATTTCTGCATCCGCTTCCATCGCAGTCTGATCGATCAACTCCGTGTCACGCTTAAGCTGTGCGATCCGCAACGCCTTTTTCTCTGTTGGGTTGCTGCTCGACGTTCCTCTCGGCATCCCGTCCTGACTGAAACCGTCTATGCCATAGTTCCTGTCAATCTCCTGCTTTTTCTGCCAGTATTGCAAACAGAAGTATTTCAGCTCATTGTATTTGTCTCTTGAGATATTATGATCGCTCAGCTTCATATCTCGCTTTCTGATCTCCACCGGCATCGCCTCCCCTCATGCATTTCCTTGCTATTATTTCCAGGATTTCACCGTCTTCATCATCGGTGTGTTCTATGTAATGTTCTATAATTTTGACTGATGCCAGTTTTGTCATCTTGCTCTTTACTGCGGCTGGCTCCTGGAACCGTTTAGCCGCCTCAGCATCCACTACACGCTCCAGATGGTTATAATGTGCCCGCCGTTTGGCGTTCTTCTCAGCTGCTTTCATCCTTCATCTTCTCGCCCCTTTCATGAACGCCTCAACCATGGCTTTTTTCCAGCTTCTTTCGTATTGTCCACAGCAGTATGTGTTCACTGTAACATCTCTGAACTCTTCACTCTTTGGGCAATAACACATTCCCTCATCGTGGTATCTGCATGTGTTACACGTTCTGTCGTAATTCATCCCATTTCACCTCCCGCAATATCTTCCACAGCCACCATACTTCCGGAGATCTCCAGGCACACATGCAGTAGGTATGTGCATCTTCTGAATAGTGGTAATGGTTTCGTTCCAGATGTTCTCTTGCTTCCTTTTCGGTCAGAAACATCGTGTTCGGATACACAACTGGTCTGAACGAAATACCAACTATCCTGACATCATCATATCCATTATTGGCAAGAAATTCATTCACTTCCTCCGCTATCAAGTCCTCATACTCTTCTTCTCCATCTTCCGTATACATCAGTATAAAATCCAATATACACCCCTTTCCAATTTTGCAGTTTTCCCGATTGATATTGCAGTCTGACAGGATATTATCATTGAGGTACTTCACTGTTTCTTCCGTTGTGCTTGTAACGGTGCTTCCATCTGCTTGCAAGACAAGTTCGTCTGCGTTCTCATCGTCTTGTACTCTCTCGCTTCCCTTGATGACCCAGAATCTCGGTTCAGCCGTTTCTGTCGTGTCCTGCGTATTCAGTTCTTTCTGCAATTCCATCAAGAACTTAATGTCCTTATCATTCAGGCTTCTCTTTTTTGTAGTATCTTCGTGATACTGTAATGTTTTATGATATATTGCCATGTTCTTCATCCTCCCTGTATGGTTCTGGCAGCGGCATCCAGGCATTGACGAACAGGTCATTTGCCAGACAGGTATCTTCGTCGAAGCAATCCCCCAGATACCATGCACCGCCTAATTCTTCATCGCCCACGTATCTCCAAACCGATGAACGAGAGGAATTTTCAAACGACATCAGCACATAATCATCATTTTCCGGCAATCTCTCCGTCACCGGAATCCATCCGGACTCTCTAACCGTATGGGATTCCAGACGGTTTCCTTTTGTATCTTCAAGCACATTGCCGATCACACTTACTTTTTCGTACCAGTAGCCAAGATCTTTTCTGTAGTTTGTTTCTTCTGGAAAATCAACATAAAATCCTGCTGTATATTTTCCATGTCTGACAACAGCCGTATATTCCCCATACTGTACAATGTCATTTTCCCAGATTTTCTTACCATTCTTATCACACAATCCTGTATACTGGCATAATGTTTCCGGGTTGATCTCATACAGTCGCAATCTGTTTGGCATACCCCAGTCTGTCATTTCGTCCACTGCAATCAGATGATGCAACGGTACAGGATGCCGTTTATAATCTTCCTCGCAACAGTATGTCGTCTCTCTCATACGGCAATAGAATCCCTCTGCCCAGTAATTCGTATCTTTTAATTTTGCCCGGAACAGTATGTCTCTCATCCATCCACCTCCAGATCTGATGCGTTTGCCACGTTTTGCATTTTCTGCACTTCCATCTAACAAAATCCGCTCATATGCGGTTGTTAATCTCTTCACTTTTCGTCCTCCGTCCCTGCCTTATCTCTTTCATCCTGCCATTTCTGGTCAAGATATTCGCAGAATCCTAATATCTGCCGTTTCACAAAATCCACCGGATACTTCTGGTAGAGCTCCTGTGCTTTATCACATACTTCTTTCCAGTACTGATCCGAGTCTTCCGGGATCCATACGCTTTTCACAAATTCCCAGAACTCCGGCATAAATGCCGCTATATCCGGTATATCTTTCTTCTTTACTCCTGCCATGCCGTCCTCCAGTTACCAAAAATACAAAAACAGGTTGTCGGTTACGTTTTCCATGTATCCCGAAAAGTGGCTTAAATACTGCATTTTTAAGCATTTTCATTGTTAAGTTACAAAATTACAATAATTTTTGTCCCTATACGTGAGAGGTGAAATATTTTAAAAATTTATTTTTTTTTTATTTCTTTCTCTGTATATAGTTCAATTTTTCCGTGTATCCTCTGTAACTTGTAACCTTTTAGTCAAATGGTATCTCCATCTGCTCGCTTTCTACCGGCACAAACTCCGGTTCTTCCTCAATTCGCAGCCATACACACCGGACAGTGCTTCCGCCGACCTTCTTGTTTTTGGTCATCTGGCCGCCCTGCGTCTGTAACAGACCTTTCCGGTTTGCCCAGGACAGGAACGATTTCTTTGAAAATTCACCCTCTCTGCACAATTCATCAAACGCTGCGTTAAAAATCAGGGCGTATCCTTTCTGGATCATCCCCCACTTCTCGCACTTTGTAGTCGCGTCAAAGCGGTGCTCATTCATGTTTACTTTGTCCAGTATGAACCGATAGCAGCGTTCGTTGTCAGAAAGCTCATTTCGGTCCACAAGCACTTCTTTCGCTTCGTCTATAGAAATATACTCTCCGTCCTTAAAAATCCGCTCTGTGGCGATTTTATCGGCTGTCAGGACAATTGAAAGTGAGATCGCCTGCTTCTGCATCTTGTCGTCATTCATCAGCTCTGCCTGGAGCTCTTTCTGGATCCGGCAGATCTCTTCCTTTCCCATATCCTTGAGGACATCGATGAAATCCATCCCGGCAAAGCCGTAATTATGTTTGATAGTGTCCATGGTGCCCTGCGGGTCCGGGAAGAAGTGCTCGCCCGCTTCCACTTCCAGTACACGGTTGATAGCCCCGCCCTGACTGACATAGCTGGTGATCGGCTTCTCTCCGTTCGTCAGGGTGATACACTCCCATACATTCTCCCGGTTTATCCCAAGCTCCTTGTTGGATCTGGTCTTGCCTTTTCCGGAACACAGGTTGTATATGATCTCCTCAAAGCGTTTTTCTACGGACTGGCAGCGTTTGCTGGTGTCGTCCAATACAACCGGCAGATGGTTCAGAAAATCTGCCAGTGCCTCAAAACCAACGTCTGTGCTGGCATAATCACGGTAGTACATCCCCTTGTTCGGGTTTGCCCAGATAGACGTTGCCAGCAGCAGCGTAACGGACTTTCCGCCTTCCGTCTGTCCCCAGAGGTCTACCATGAACGGCAGGCCTCCGATGATGCTGATCAGCACACTTGCAAACGATGCTGCCATCATAAACTGGATCTCAAAACACCGCTTCTTTCTCAGGTCCAGGACACGCTGGTACCACTTCTCCCGGCTTCCATGGCTCTGTATGCTCTCATAGATCTGGCGGAACCTGGCCGCACCGTCAAATTCGATCCCGGTATCATACGGCAGGAATTTTCCCCGGATCCATCCCATTTTTGAGCTTGAAAGGATGACTGGGATATTTTCCTCATTATCCGCTTCCACATCCGCCAGGTAACGTACCAGCAGCTTCGCACTCTCACTCGTCACCAGTATGGACCTTGCAGACAGGTCACATATCTTGCTGGCTTTCGTGACCGTTGTCTTCGGGATCGTCAGTTCCCTCCATCTCCCGTTTCGCTTAAACGCAAGCGTAACCTGTTCTTCTTCCGTCTGCAGGTTCTGCATGCGTCTGACCGGTATGATCGGATGCCGGCACGCAATGACGTCCTGCCGTCCGCTCTGAGGGTCATACAGCCTCACGCCTTCGTCCGTCACGATCCACTGCCCGCATTTCATCGGTTCGTATTTATGGTCAGAGAAGTGTGTCCAGTTTTCTGCCATGGCTGTCTTCTGCTTCTTCTTTTTTGTTTCGCTGTCAACTTTCTTGTAGACTCTTACCATCTCACGGAATTCCGTCTTTACTTTCAGTTCGGTTGCTCTCATGCTCAATGATGCCAGAAGCTCTGCACGGTACAGTTCATCCTCCTGGTCAAACACCTCGGCAAGTACCTTGCTGGATAAGATTGTCTCTTTTGTTAATTGATTAAGTGGGACCATTCCCTCACCTTCTTCCTGCCCCATCAGTAACTGATTCCATTCAATGCACCATGCACATACAGCTGGTACTGCATGGCGTTATAGCTGTCACACCATGCGTCCGAGAACGGTTCTGCTGTCTGAAAATTCTTTCTGTATATTCCGATCAACAGCAGATTAAACCGTTTTTTCTCCTCTTCACGGTGTTGTTCTTTTTTTCTTTGTTCTTTTGCTTTTTCCCTGCGGTATCGTGCCATACGCTGTGAAAAGCTCCCCGGCTTTTCCTGCCTGTATGTCCCACCAAGACTCAGGAACGCTTCACGGAAGCTGGCACCATCCATCCTCTGTACAAAGTCGAAGATGTCTCCATTCGCCCCGCACCCGAAGCAGTGGAAATCCTTTTCATAGATCTTCAGGGACGCATCCCTGTCACCTGTATGGAATGGGCAGCGGATAAAACCAGCCCTGTTTGGCCGGAATCCATACTGTTCAACAATCTCCTTCATGCTGTACCGCTGTTTCAGCTCCTCTTTTGTCATAGCCCCTCCTTCAGGATCCGGATGATCTCTGCCCCAGTCTCTTCTTTTTCACAGAACAGGAACCTGCATCCGTATTTCCTCTCTAACGTGTGCAGGATCCGGTACAGGGTTTCCCCGGTCGTGGCTTTTGTCTCGGTTTCTTCCCACTTTCCTGTTTCCGGGTTTCTTTGCCTTTTCCACCGCCGCGGGTTCTCCCACCAGATCACATCTGACAGCTGCCGGAACCCTTTTCCATGTTCGCACAGGAATACAAGCTGGATGTCGTTATCCTGTGCCAGTTTCAACTCCTTCCGGAAACGTTCGTGATCCTGGCATGCATTGCAGCACAGCTCACTCAGGTTCTGTTTCCGGTCGATGATCAGCCGGGGATTATCGTAGTTCATGTAATCCCCGACCATTAATTTTGAGACTGGGTGCCGGATGCCCTGGGCGTCAAATTCCTCCAGGATTTTCCCGATCGCTTTCGGTTTTTCCCTTGAATCAATCTGTATGATCATAATCAATTAAACGGCAGCTCTTCATCATCTATGTCATCCGGGATACGCATGAAGCCATC